CGGTGCCGCCGGGGATGGGGTAGCGTTTGCATTGGCCCCCGCGCCGGTTACGGGCTTTGCAGCGCCTACGCGGCGGCTTCTCCTGCTGCGTCATTCTCCCTCTCCATCTCTGCCACTGCCTCCTGTAGATCTATAGATACGTCTACGTCGCCGAGGCGTTTAGCGGCTTTTTTCCGGTCACCCTTCACGAAAACTAGGATTTCCTGGTGCGTGCGGGCTAGCACCCGGGTCTGTTTGAATTGTCGGGGTGAGCGGAGCGCGGCCGTACCAACCGCCGTTAGCAGTATCGCGTCCTGCGTGTAGGTTAGCCCGGCGGCCTCTGCAGCGTTCAGCATGCACCGGTGCATTGATAGCAGCTCACCTTGCTTGTTGCGGACGTTACCGACGATGAAAACGGCGAACCGGTCTTGCCGTAGTACGCGGGCGACCTCACGCATGGTTTTCACCATTGAGGCGTCAAACTCTGCGGGTGACATGGTAGAAAGGTCGTCCGCTAGATCGCTGTACACTTCTAGGTCGTAGTAGGGTGGGCACCCTATCACCATGTCGGCCGAACCGGCCGCGCGGGCTGCTAGCGTCTTCCGTGAGTCACCCAAAACATAGGTGGGGTCGCCCGCCCACCCGTCATAGTTGCCGCGTGATTCTTCCACCTGGGCGCGGTTCTCGTCTACCTGCTCCTGCCGCAGCTCATGCCCCGTGTAGTGGCGGCCCATTGCTGAGGCTACGATGCCGCGTACTGATCCACCGGCCCAGGGGTCGGTGATTTCGTCGCCTTCGAGGGAGAACCAGCGGTAGAGGATTTCGCATAGTGCGGCGTCAAAGGTTGATGTGCCGCCGTCCACCTCGTTTAGTTTTTCGGCGAACTCGCTATCTAGGATTTCCTGGGTGGTGAGTTTCTTACCGGTGGCTTTTTCGGCGAGGTTTTTCACGTACATGAAGTTGGTGTATTTGTAGTGCGGTGCGTCGCTTAGAAGGCCCTCCGAGCGGCCTGCGACGGATTCTATGCCACTGGCTGCCCATGCCCGTTTACGGGCCTGCCATGCCCCGCCGCGCGCCGATAGGGTGGTGAAGGGGGGGTGCCGAACTGTTCTTCAAGGCTGCCGCCCTCCGTGTCTTTCTCCGGTTCGATTTCTTCGGCGATTTCCTCTAGGTCGGCCCGTAGCTCGTCCAAATCATCCAGGTCATACCCGGTGCCTACGAGGTCGTCCAGGTCGTCTAGCATGTCCAGGAGCGCCTGCGCATCGTATTCTGCCAGGTCGCTTGTGCGGTTATCGGCTAGGGCGATGCGTTTAGCCTCGCTATCGGTGATGTCTAGAACAATAGCGGGGATGGATTCTAGCCCGAGCTTCTGCGCGGCCTGCACCCGGTGGTTACCGGCTATAACCTCCATCTCACGGCCGGTGTGCGTGCCCCGGTTGATGATGACCGGCTGGTAAACGCCGTTGGTCTCCATTGATTCGGCTACGGCGTCGATGTTGCCTCGGCGCGGGTTGCCCGCTAAAAGCGCAATGTTTTTGAGCGGGATTTCCTGGATTTTGAGTTTGTGCGTGCGCATGCTGCCTCTCCGGTCGGGTCTCGGTATGCGGGTGTTGGCCTGTTTCTGGGTCTGCGTTGGGTTTGGCGGGCGTGGTGGCGCTCTATCGCCCGCGTTATGTCCCGGTCGGTGAGCGCGCGTATCTCTGCGTCGTCGCTGGTGTCGCGCATCTGGAATGCCCGGAGGATGTCGAATAGTGTTGTGTCGCTCATGGTCTTTAAATTGGTTTGGCCCCGCACACGTGTTGTGTGCGGGGCCTGTTTTGGTGTAAAAAAATGCCCGGGTGCTCCCGGGTTAGTGTGCGCCTGGTGTACCCTTCCTAGGGTACAGTTGTGCCTGCTAGGGACATGATAGCAGTTTTCGTTTCGCTATTCAAATTCTCTAGCCCGGTGATTCCGTGCGCGGTGTGCCCGCACCCGTCGGCACCGCAGGCGATGGTGAGGCGCGGCCCGTCCAGTGTGATAGTGAGCGCCGGGGTAACAACCCGCTCCCCCTCACTGTTGTACCTAAACACCTGCTCCGCCCCGCAGTGCGGGCATACACCCTCTAGCGGCACCTTGATATGGTTTAGTGCCCGTATCCGGTCGCACCATTCCAGGGCCTCGGCTAGGGCGTGCAGGCCGGGCGTGTTCGCCGCCCAGTATTTCACCCGTGTTTTCCTATCGGCCGCCCGCATATGGTGTGAGCAGGCCCGGTTCACCTCGGCGTCGATGTCCTGCTCTATCTGCGCGGCGTCTAGGTTGATGGGTGATGATGCGCCGCCACCGCCTGCGCCGCCCCACCGGCGGGCTGTTTTCGCGTCTGCCAGCTGATCTAGCAGCGGCATTTCGGTGATCCGCTCACCATTGGGTAGGGTGATGGGGGCGCCGTCGCATAGTGCGCGTATTGCTTGAGTGAGTGTTTTCATGAGCTGTTTTCCCTTGCTGAGTGATAGGGAAGACCCCGGGGATGCTCCCCGGGGTCTACTGTTTACTATTTGGTTACCGGTTCGTGTAACCCGGCCAGGACTATCGCGTTTTCATAGGCATGCAGCCAGTTCTTTGCGCGTTCTATGTCTTTTTTCGCCTTGCGTAGCCTCGCCTTATTTTGTTTTATATTTAGCTTCGATTGGCGCTTGGATTTCTTCGCTTCATCTAGGATGTATTGCGCCCCTAGGTATTCGCGGATCAAATCGGGGCACGGGTAGTCGTCTGGGTTCGCGTCTAGGGTTAGCATTCTGTTTCTCCCTTTGTTGAGGTGGTTTCCCATATTTCGTTTGAGTTCAGCCGGTGCTCCCGGCCCATCCTGTCATGCACCACTACCAGCCGCCCACAGTGCAGGCACGAGACGACCAGGCCCCGCCGCGTCGCGTAGTGAAATTGCGGCATGTGCAGCGTGTCCGGCAGGTGCTCGTTTACTCTCGGCCACATGCTGAGCTGCGGTGTGAGTGCCCCGGGGTAGGGGATGATGCTCCGCCGCTGCGGCGTGAATAGTTTCCGTGTCATGCGTTCACCGCCTGCCCTAGCCGTTCACGGCGGCGCGCGATGAAATAGTTCAAACCGTAGGCTTCGGCCGCCTGCTCGGCCGTCAAGGCCACCTTTTTAGGCTTCGGCCCGGTCTTAGCGCGCACGCTTTTCTTTTTCCGCAGGTACCTTTCACGGGAGTATTTTGCGGCGCTTTTGCGTTTGCTGCAGTTGAGGCACCCGGCTTGGTATTGGCCGTGAGGGCACCCGCACCCGACGCAGAGGCCGTTGTTCTGAGGCTTCCTCATTTCTGCTTCACCAGATCCCAGATGCTCACTTCGTGTTCATCATCCATATCTTGCGCCCAGTGCTCCAAGGTTTCCGCTAGATCATGGAGGGTAAGAATATACTCTGTGCCGCAAATGAAGGCGTCTTCTTTATCGTATATTCCGCCCTCGGTTATCTTGTGGTAGGAACTTTTGGAGCTTCCCCACATGACTATCTCTAGGACTGAAGCTACCGCCTTTGAGTGAGCGCCTTGGTATTCGTTGAGTGTTTCAATGAGAGTTTCTGATTTAGAAATAATACCCCAGTATGAGTGCTTCTGCGGCGCACTGAATGATAGCTGTTTCGCGTACCGGCGTAGGCAGTCGGCGGCTTTCAGGAAGTCTTCACCGCCGTTCTTACGGGGTGCACGCCACACATATTTGAGAGCCGACCCGAGCCAGAACGGCAGGTGGGTTACGATCATGTCCGGTGTGATGCCGAGGATGGGGGCGTAGTGCCCGCCTTTGAGCTGAGGATTTTGTAATTTCATTGTGCTGTCCCTCTAGGTGGGGTTTAATTTGGTGTTTCCTTTTTGTGTCCCCCCGGCTGGGTTTTTCGCCCAGCCGGGGTTCTTTTTATTTAGTGGCTAGATCGCGTTTTCTTCCACGATGCGCCAGAATTCGGGTTCTTCAACTTTGAGCATGTACCCGTCTTCATGGTCGCAGAGTACCTTATCGGCGATTGCGTCGATGTCGTATGCGGCGTAGGCGTCTTGTACGTCGCCTGCTTCGATTGGCTCTACGATTTCGCGGGTTACTGCTTCGCTCAGGGTTGAATAGGTGCGTGCCATTCTCGGCTCCTTAGTTGTTGTTGTTTCCCCCCGGTGGTTCCGGTTCGGTGGGCTGTTTGCCCTACAACTAATACTATACGCTCCGTATAGTTTACGTGCAAGCCGAAACGGAGTGAACTCCATCACCAACCCTGGGTAGCTCCCACACCGGCGTACACACCCGCAAATGATAATCCAAAGCCGCCCTAGCCGTACCCTCACTCACACGCCAAAGATACTGCTCTGACTGACAGCGAGGGCATATGAGCGTCAGCCCCTCCCGATTGAGATAAGATTCAACCACGCGGGTAGGGCCACTAGCGACAACCTCGATCATTGGCGCACACCCCCCGCGTTGCGCGTGTACTCATGCGTCAGCCCGTGCTCACGCGCTTTCTCCCACGTCTCATAGAGCGGGAGCGTGTAGCGGCAACCATCGTCCCAATGGCACACACTGCATTTCCACACCCAGCCCTCTTGCGCAATGGGCACAACCCGCGTGCTGTGGCTAGCCATGAACTGCCACCCCCTCAGAGGCTTTAGTGTAGGCTGCCTCAAGGGCTAGGATGATGCATTTTGAGTCGTGCTGCAGGGCAGCCTTTGACGGCCGGTAATTGCCCGCATCGAAGGTGTGCCCGGTGTCGGGGATCATGTCTAGCATGGTGCTGATGTTTTTCTCTAAATCATCTAGCAGTGTAGTGAAATTACTCATTGTTATCTCCCTTGTTTCTTTCTATGCGGCTAGCGTCAGCACTGGCTTCTGCATCATTGCGCGCAGCTTCTCGATCCCTTGCGCGGTTACCCGTATCTGCGGGGCGCCGTTTACCCGCTCACCCGTGATGTCGGTGTAGTGTGTTGCTCGGGTAGCTAGTAGGCCCCGGTCAATGGCCTGCTGGTAGGGGTGGCGGCGGCCGCCGCGCTTGAATACCCACCCGCATTCTTCGAGGTAGGCGAAGAGCCGCGTCTGCCCGGTGGGTACCCCGGCGCGGGAGAGAAGCTTAGCGGCCTCCCCCACGCTATAATCACCATCAGCACCCAGGAAGCCGTCGTATGCGCCTACTTTCGGTGCCTGCTCTTCGACTTTGGCGGTGAGCGCGAGCTTTTCTTTTTCGGAGGCGACTAGCGCCTCTAACGCCTCTAGGTAGTTGCCTGGTAGGGCGGGTGCCCCGTAAGCGCCGGTCTTGCGGATGGCCGGGAGTACCTGCTCAGTCACCCACGCTTCGAATGGTGCGGCCGCCGGGCTGTTAGACCTGAGTACCACGCGGTAAAGGTTCGGTTCGTTGATGATCGTGACCGGCTGGGAACCGCCTCGGGTGGGGGTGTGAGTTTTACTCACCCCCTTCTGGTTGAGGCGTTCGGCTACCCGGGCGGGGGTGGTGAGGTCTAGCAGCTCGCAAATGTCCCGCAGCACGAACCACGGCTCACCGTCGATCATGAAAACCCGCACGGGTTCGCTGTTGAATTTGTATATTTCCGGTTTCATTGTTTCCCTTTGATTTGCGTGTAGTTTTCCGCGTCGATTTCTTCCACGGTTTCGATTATTTTTTTGAGGGCATTTTTTGCGGCGTCCATGCCCTCATTTATTGAGTCGGTTACTGGTTCACTGAATGCCCATTGCGATTTTTCTTGCGCGTATGATATTTCTTCATCCAGTATTTCTTTTGATTTCTCTAATTCGATTAGGGCGTTATCCGCATTATCTTTTAGGGATAAGAGTTTTGAAATATCCACGGTTGAATCGTCCTTACTGATCGGGCGTATTATCACCGTCACCCCGGGGCGGTCTTTGTCCGGTTCGCCGTGGTGCAGGTGAGGCCCGTCGACGTGCGTGTAATCATCGTCTTCTAGTAGTCCGGATAGTACGATGCCGTCCACGATGGCCTTTGCCACCGGGTATAGGTTCCCCGGGTCATAGCGGCGGCCCGTGGGTTTGTGAATTATCATGTCGATTTTGACGAAATAGCTTATGCGTGATTTAGGGATTCCCTCACGGATTTGTTTTGCTGTTTCGTCTCGCCATGCCCGCGTGTTTTTTGCCCGCGCCCAGTGTCCGGCCCGGTTTACTTCGTTGCTGGTGAGAAATTTTTTATCACCTAGCGGGATTGTGAATACTATCCCGGGTTTTTGCGCCATTGCTTTCTTTCTTTTGTTTCGCGTGTGCCCCGGCGTGAACCGGGGCACATGCTGTTTTTTGTTTTTAGAACGGCGGTTCGCCCTCTACTGATGCGCCCCAGTCGTAATTACCCCCGGCCTGCTGCCCCCACGGGTCGCCGCCCGGGTTCTCGGGTAGCTTCTGGTTCACCGGCCCCTGCTGCTGCGGCGGCTGCTGCTGTTGCTGCTGGTACCCGCCCTGTGGGGCCTGCGGGGCCTGTGCCGCGTTGTTCTTCGGCGCGTAGGGGATTACCCCTAGCAGCCGGGCCGTGACCTCTAGGGAGTAGCCGCGCGCCCCGTCCCGGGTCGTATACTCACGGTTCTGCTCCGGCCCCGCCACGATCACGGGGGTGCCTTTCTTGAGTACGCCGCTCAGGTGTTGCGGGTCTAGCCCGTTGCGCGCCCACACGGTGACTTTGCGCCAGGTGGTGCCTACGGTTTCCCATTGCCCGGTCTGCTGGTTTTTCCGGTTGTGGTTCTCAGCTAGTGAGAAATTCAGTACGGGGTCGCCGCCGCCAGTGAACCGCAGTTCGGGTTCGCTGCCGATATTCCCGTGAATGGTTACATCTGCCATTCTGTTTTTCCTTTCAGAAATGCGCGGCACGGGTGTGATGCGCATTTCTTTTGCGTGTTTTTATTTGCCTGTTGATCCGAATCCGTTTGCGCCGCGCGCCGTATCGGTGTCGAATTTTTCGCGGGGCACGGCCTGTAATTCCAGGGGCGCTAGCTCTAGCGGCACTAGCTGCGCGATGCGGTCGCCCTCATGCGCCGTGTACGGTGTTTTGCTGCGGTTTTCTAGGATTACGCCGATTTCGCCGGTGAATCCCGCATCTACTACCCCGGGGGCGTTTGCTACGGCGATGCCTTTTAGGGCGAGGCCGGAGCGGGAGTGCACCATGCCTACCGTCCCGGCGGGGAATTTCACGGCTACACCGGTGCCGATCAGGGTACGCTCGCCGGGCTGGATTGTCTGTGTGGTGCGTGCGCGCAAATCGTAACCGGCGTCGTCGGGGTGCGCTTTCGTGAGCGGCTTGGCGTTGGGTGCTACTAGCGTGTAGTTGATTTTCATCGTAGGTTTCTCCTAGTCGGCTGAGGTGATGGGGAGGAATAGTACGGCGGCGGCGAGGGTGAAGGCGAGTAGCCCGGTGTCGCTTGCGCGGAGGGCTAGGGCGCCGAATGATGCGGTTGCTGCCGCCCAGATGATGGCTACCGCGATGGCGGCTATGGCCCATCCTATGGCGATTGTGCGTAGAGCTTTGAGTGATTTTTTCATTGTGTTCTCCTTGGTTTTTGGTGGGTTGCCCCGCCAATAAAAACTATACAGGGTGTATAGCTAATGTTCGAGCCGGGCGGCCGTGATATGCGCTACTCGGGCATAGCCCCCAACGTCGAAGCGATAGACGCCACGCGGCCACCAGCGGCCCGCACAGCCGATTTCTCAACCGGCGCGGGTAATTGGGCCTCCAACGGCTCAAAACCCCGCGACGCGGCCACAGGCGCCGGTACACGGGCAATAGCGCGGTTATGCGCCCCCGCAATACGGCCCGCAAGCTCAAGATCACCCGAAGCGACAGCCGCCGCATGAGTCCGCCGCATACGCGGCACACTACGCAACGCCCTATCCACCTCCGCGAACATGCCCTCCCACGTCTCCGTAATCAGCCGAAGACTCAGAAAATCACTGCTTTTCGCGCACCGGGTGATAATCTCCCCCGCATAATCGGCGGGCACATCAGCTAGCACCATTGCCCACGCGGCCGCCATCTCGTCCGTCGGCGTCTTGAGCGTCGGGAAAAGCTGCGCCGCGACCTCTAGCATCTTCCGTGTCTCGTCCGCGTTCATCGGGCACCCCCGGGGGGTAGCGCCGCACCAGCAGGCGGCATGAACGGGTCGGGTGCCGCACCGAAACCGGGCGTTGAGGTCATAGCCTTGAGCGCCTGCATCATCTCGGATGCCTGCGGCTGCGGGTCTGGTTCGTCTTCCCACGCCCCGGCGTTTAGCCATGTCGCGGGATACTTGGTGTAGCGGGCGTCCTGGTTTTTCCGCTCCGTGGCGTACCGTTCGGCACCGGCGATGATGTCGGCGGGGTTGGCCCCGTTTTTGATCGCGGCCCGCCAGGCGCGTTCTGCGGCCCGTTTATCCCTGCGTTTGGGGAACTGTGCCCAGAACGCTTGAAAATCGCTCTGCGGGGCCGTAGCGGGCTTCTCGTGCCGCTTTTCGGGTGTGGTCGCCGGTTGCAGTTCGTTGAGGGGTAGCTCCACGTCCTCGAAATGAGGTTTTTCCGGCGGGTCATTCTCAGCCGCGCTAGCGGCGGCCTCCGCTGTGGCGGCCGTCACCGCAACGTCGGCGTGGGGGGTAGGGGGGAGTGATTCATTTGGTAGGTTAAGTTGGTTGGTTAACTTTGTGTGCAAATTTTGCACCCCTAGGGATGCAGATTTTGCACCCTCCCCCTGCAGATTTTGCACCCCTAGGGATGCAGATTTTGCACCCCCACTATCTAGCGTAAGAACATACCTTGATGTAGTTTGCTTACCTTTCTCATTGAAACGGCTAATAACCTGTATGTAACCCTTATCCTGTAGCGACTCAACCGCGTAGGCTACCGTCCGCCGCGAACACCCCATATTCTTAGCCAGTGTGCTAAGCGACGGGAAGCAAGACCCGGCCTCGTCCGCGTATGAGGCGAGCATGAAAAGCGTAAATTTATCTTTCATCGAGAGGCCATCAAGCTTTTGCACCTCAGCAATATGTAAAAAAGACATTTTAAATCCATCTTTTAAAGCGTGATACACAATACTTTCGGGGTGTGCCCGCATTCACAAACACACCCCGAAAATACAATTACCGGCGCATCAGCCAACAAGCTCACCCGTAGAAACATCCACCCGATCACCACGGGCAGCCTCCAACTCAGCAAGCCGCAGCTTCAACTCCATAGCCCGGTTCTCAGCCTCAAGCCGCCGCGTCTCCGCGTCCATCACCTCAACCGCAGCCTGCCGCCGCTCAGCAATCGCCGTAAGCTTCTCCGGGCGGCACTCCTCAACCGACGTATCAACCCAAGTCGCCAGCTCACGAAGCGCTGTCTTGCGCCACATAGCCTCGGGGTGCTTCTCCCACACCGGAGAGGGCCTATCAGAGTTAGGGTTACCCGAGGCCCGCATAGCCGCCTGGATACGGTCTTTACCCGCCCGCGCCACGTTCGAGATTCTGCCATTCTTGAGGCGCGCATAGGCCACAGAGAAAAGCCGCTCACCCCGCTGATCGTCCGGCGCGGGCTGAAATTTCGGCTCTTCATCCACCCCATACGTGAACGCCCACTTATCGTTAGCGTGCACCACGTAGCACACGATGTCATCCACGCGGCCCGCACGGTAAATCAGCTCAATCAGCCCCTTATACCCCGTCACCGCGTTAATCTGCTTACCATAGGGTACTAGGTAGAACTCGTCCGTGCCCGGCGCCAGGCCCAGGCTAGCCGCCTTCTGAATCGCCGAAATGAACGCCTCACCGTTGTTCATCGCCGCCTGCATCAGCTTAGGATCAGCCTTCACCGTCGCCAATACACCGCGCATCCAGTCATCCCCCATATCCCGCATATGCGAGGGGAGGCTAGAAACCAGCAGCGGCTTCTGCGGCCGCACTAGCGACTGATCGAACTGCCGCAGCATCTCAAGATTCTTACTCATGTTGTTGTTCCCCTTCTATTTTTAGTGTGTTTTCTTAGGCTTCGTGAACGAAACATAGGGGCGGCCCTGCCCGCGCGCCATGCGCTTAGCAACCACCGACCCACAGAACGTGCCCGTGCGCGCCATCTCCATATCGCCCGCTACCAGTGTCTTAGCCCGCGTCTCGGCGAGCTTCGCTAGGGCCGATAGGCGGACATGCCGTGCGGCGGCATTAGCGGCCGCCGGTGAAAGCTCTACCGATTCGTCTTCAATCTCCGGGTGAAGCGACCGCATCGTTTCGTACACATCAAAATCACCGGCTTCTAGGCGGAAGTCCGGTACCTCTTCGGCGTGCAGGGAATCCATGAAATCGGTGCCTGCCGTTACCAGCTCACCAATGCGCGCATCATCACGCGGCACGACGTATTCACGGAACTCAAGGCCGCCGAGTAGCACAGCCACATAGGCTGTTTGCACGCCCGTGCACGCCAGCTGAAACTGCACCTGGTCAAAATATCCGGCCGGTATCTCAGCCGTGCCAGCCGCGCCCCAGCCGTCAGACCGGGCCGCTGTTTTAATCTCCAACAGCCCGATAACGTTAGCGCCGGAGCCGGGGCCGTCCGCTATGATCCTGTCCGGTGTCGCCGCGAAAAAGCTGTGAGCCTCCCACCAGCGGCCCCCGCACTCACGAACCACCCACTCGGGGTGTTGCGCCTGGAACCAGGCCGCGACCGCAGGCTCTAGGATGTGCCCGCGCTCCAAAACCGCCGGGTTAATAGGCTCCGGCGTGAACGTCCCCGCCATCTCATGCCACAGCGTGAACCGTGACGACCAGGGGGACGTGCCCATGACCGCCGGTATCTTAGACGCCGTGAGAAGCGTCCGCCACTCGGCTGTACCCGGCTGCGGGGCGTTACGCCGCCCCCTACGCATCAACGTTGAGCATTTCATTATTCATCGCCTCCCATGCGCCCAATAATCAGTGCGATAGCCACGGCACCGAAAGCGAAGCCCATACCGGCCCCGTTCCCCGCTTCCAGGCCGCCCGCGATACCCGCGTAGAGGCCCACCGCGCAAGCGCCGGTAAACACGGCAGCCGCGGCTAAAAAAATCATGTCCTTACTCATGTTGCTGTTCCCCTTATAGGTTGTTTAGAAGGTAAATTCGTCGTCGCGCGCCTCGTCATAGCGGGCGCACCAGTCTATTTCTGCGCATTCTCCGTAACAATCGGAGTGTAGGCACCGGCCGCACCAGTGCGGTTGCAGGTTCGGTTCACGCATACTTGGCCACCAGACCGTAATTCTTTTCCATGTACCGGCGTATCTCCGCGCCCTCATAGAAGACCGAGCAGCCGCGAACAATGCCGCCTATTTCAGTGCCGCCTACCCGCACGAAATCAAGGTTTTTGCGGGCCGCCCGCCAATTGGCTAAAGTGCGGGGAGAAACACATAAAAATTCGGCTGTTTCCTTTGGGGTGTAGAGTCCTTCTAACTCAATGTTTGTTAAACTATTCATAGTTACTCCATTAGATTTGAATAACTAGGCTCAAACGTCGCCGCCCGGCTTTCCTACCGGGCGGCGACACTTTTATGCCCGTACACAACCGGGGTGGTTGTGTCGTGCCCGCCGGTGGAATCGAACCACCGGTGCCGCATACATATGCCCCTAGTGCGCGGCCAACCATGTGCGGGCTAATCAGTGACGCGGGCGGGATTATCGAACTCAACGGATACTAGGGGGATGGGTTTTCACACGCCCCGCGTCACTCTCTATACGGTTATCAATCAGCTAGCCCTAACCAGAATTTCCCCTCTGTCACTGGGTGCCCCCTGGCGGCTCTAAAGTCTCTGTTGCTTCTGCAGCTGTCTATGCTGCTTTCGTCTTCTCTCGGGTGGTTACCATGTCGCTAAGCTCTAGCCCGGTTGCCCGGTGCAGTCTCGCTAGGTGCCCGATGCTCGGGCCTCGCCCTACACCGTTGCGCCAGTTCGCTAGTGTGTTCACTGATACGCCGAGGAAGTTTGCCAAGTCTGAATTGGTGTCTATTCCCAGGTTTGCTTTAGCCATCCTGAGAACATCGGGGTTCAGAATCTCAATCACTGTTGTTACCTCTGATTCACTTTCGTTCTCCCGTTGCCGGGTGGCTGTGTAACCAGCATACACCAAAATTTTTGTAGAAAATGCCAATTTTTTGGCGATTATTCACAAAATTTTGTGAATTTCGCATGTTTGCGGGGTAAAAACGGCCAAAAAATTTTTCACAACCAGTAAAAACTTAAACAGAAGGTGTAAAGTTAATTGCATGAGCCTAGGAAACTACATAAAACAAAAACTTGGACTGTCCGTAACCGCCCTATCCAGGGAGACAGGGCTAGAGTACAACTCCCTCTACCGGCGCATGCGCGGCGATCAGCCCTTCACCATCGACGACATGGTAGCTATCCACCGGGCAACCGACCTTGACCTGCTAGAAATGCTCAAGGCCAACGGTTCGATCACCCCCGCCGAGGTAGCGGAACTACGGGCCGCACCCGCGCCAGACCTCACCCACGCAACAGATAGTGCGCTAGGGGCCGAAGTCTTTCGCCGCCTCACTGAAAAACGCGAGGTAGACCCGTGGGAAACACTCACCGCCGCCTACGCGGCCGTATAGAGGAACAAGAGTACAGCGAGGAGTAACGACATATGGCGCGCCCACCCCTGCCCATAGGATCACACGGCCAAATCACGGTGCGAAAGACGAAAGGCGGGGCGTGGGTAGCCCGCGCCACCATGCGCGACGTAACCGGAAAACGCCGCGACATCACCGCACAAGCACCAACTAGAGCCGCAGCACACACCAAACTACAGGCAAAAATCGCGGCAAACACCAGCGGCCCAGCCGCGCCCCAGACACTAGGCGATGCTATCGACGCCTGGCGCGACACATACGCGGGAAAATCTCACAACACCATAAAGCAGAGGGAGCAAATGGTGCGGCTGCATCTCACCGAATGGAGAGACCTGCAGCTAATCGAATGCACCGTGCCCACGCTAGACCGCATCATAACGGCGGCGGCCAAGCCTAGACGGGTAACCAGCATCAACGGGAAAAGAATTACTATCGGCGGCGTATGGGCCGCTAAAACAGTCCGAACAGTTCTGAACCTAATCATGCAAGAGGCCGTGCGATCAGGAACTATACCGTATAACGCGGCGGCCGCTACCCGTGTGCCGCACACCCCACGGAAAAAGGCGCGCGCCCTAGCCCCGGCCGAGGTGAGGGAGATTATCGACATTGTAGATGCGGCCTCAGCACCCAACATTACCGGCTCCGGCCGGGCGCATTTTTGGTTCCCCGACATGGTGCGCGTGCTAGCTGGCACCGGCCTGCGCATCGGTGAATGTGTCGCCCTCAAATGGGCAGACTATGACCGGGCGCAGCGCACCCTGCACGTGCACGCCACCGCTATTATGGTGGGCGGCACGCCGGTTTGGCAGGACAAGACTAAGACGGGTGCCGAGCGGGTAGTGCATTTGCCGTCATGGTGTGCCGATGCCCTGGATGCGCGGGCGCGCCGGTTCAAGGCCAAGGCGGGGGATTATATTTTTATGAACCGCGACGGGGGCATGATCAGCTTAGGTACGCCGACTAAGCGGCTGCATGAGATGCTGCCCGGCCGGTTCGCATGGGTTACCCCGCACACTTTCCGCAGGACGGTAGCAACGACCCTTGAGCGTGAGCTAGGGATAGAGGCGGCGCAGGCACAGCTCGGGCACGCCTCTGCATCCACGACGCAAATTTATGTGGCCAGGAGGACTATGGCTATCTATGGTGGGGCGCTTGAAAAATTGGGTGGTAAATTGGGAGGTCACGAGAAACTCACGGAAAACAAAGTGCATTCTAGTGAATTGCCGGAGGGGCAAAATGACCCGGTTGAGCGCTTGATAGCTGAGCTTGAGGGGGTTGCCGTGAATCCCAGTGAATCCCAGTGAATAGGCTCATTAGATATGTAGGAAATATCTATATAAACCCCGGAATCCCGGGGTTTTTCTTTGTAGTTAGGGGGCTAGTCACGGTTTACTCACGTTTTTGCTTCGTTTTTCTCCCGGTTTTGGCTTGAACAATTTCTATACGGTATGTATAGTTTTAGGTGAGGGGGTAAACCCCGAGGGCCAAAACACAAAAACGATGGAGGCAACCAGAATGAAACCCGCAGCCGCATACGTTATCGTCACCGAGCTATGGAGTGATGGTGTGAACCGCACCCGCCCCGGTGAAGGGAAATTCGCGGGCTACCGCACAATGGTGTACACACCTAAGGCTGTAGGGCACGCCACGCGGCTAGGCAAAATCATTTCACGCTCATACGGGCGATGGGATGCTACCGTGTCCGCTGCTGATGCGGTGGCGGCGCATGGTGAGAACCTGAGCGCCTTGGTTGGTGTACGTGGCCGCTATACGGTTGATGCTCTTGATGCTGAGGTGGCGCGTGAGATTACCGGTGATGCGGTGGGCGGGTACGCCATCAGCCTAAAGTGATTAGTTTCACTCGTAATAACTTGTATACGGACTATACACCCTGTATAGTATTAGATGTAGGGGAAACCACCCCACAGGAAACAACAACAACCTAAGGAGCCGAGAATGGCACGCACCTACACTACCCGCGACGAGGCTATCTACCGTGAAATCATCGAAGCTATCGAGGCCGGGGACGCAACCCGCGAAGAATACGACATCGACGCAATCGCAGACGCCGTATTAGGCGACTATGAAGACGGATTCGCCCTCAAAGTAGAGGAATCCGAATTTTGGGACACTGTAGCCGCAAACGCAATCTAACCCAATAAACACCCAACGCCCCGCCCACCACGGGCGGGGCACCCAAAAAGGAGTAACCCAATGAAAAACCTCAAAATCAAGCGAGTCCGCCGCGGCTATCACTACATTATGGACGGCAACGAGCAGGTAGGCACGATGGAACGCAGCGAAGGCGGCCCTACCCCCGCAGAAGGGCAATGGTTCGCCTACTGGTGCCCCTCAGATGCAGACATGATGGCTAACCAATGGGACAGGTGGCCGCGTGCATGCGCCCGTGGGGGGACAATGGCCGAATGCCTCAAAGAATTTGCACGCAAATACCAAGGATAAGGAACAGCACAATGGAAAAACAGTACACCGCCCGCGTAATCGAAAACGGGAAAACCACCGCAGAATGCACTGGATCATTACAGGAACTGGCAGACTGGGCATATAGCGACAACATCGGCCCATACAGCCGTCACGTTGAAGAGGGCGAGCTGTGGAGCACACCCGGCGGCGCCTATGAGTGGTTTATCGACTACCCAGAAGTGCAAGAGCGCTATCGCAAGCAGCTCAGCGCCCACGAAATACAAACCTGGTGGGCTGTTGAAGAAAGCACCCAAGTCACCCTGCACTCTAAGCCGATGCCGCTAACAGTTGAGGGGGTAGCCGCGTACATTGGCCGCAGCGAAGAAAGCGTAAGCCACCACGGCAACCAATGGTGGGTAGAAGTCAAACCAGCCGAATAAAAAAGGAGGGGTGCCGCCCTTAAATCTCGCGCGGCGGCACCCCTACCCGCATACCAAGCGGGAAACAACAACTTATGAAGATAAGTATAGAGAGGATAAAGAGGAATGACAAAGAAACCTAGCTACCTCGGCCCTAGTGATGTTGCTCGGCGGCTCGGTGTAACCCGCGACGCAGTATACAAGCTATTGGCTGTGCACCCTTTGGATAATGACGCATGGGGAGCGAACGGCACCCCCCTATGGCTCCCCGAGACAATCGACGCCTGGCGCGCGAAACACCCCAAACCACGCGGGCCGTACAAGAAAAAGAGCACCGAGAATGCGTAGCGCATCATACGGCGCCCGTGACATGCCCACCATCAAAAAGGAGCTAATAGGTCACCTTGAGACGGCGATCAGCACATGCACACAAGGGGTATGGCATATAGCCAAATACCGGACACACCGTGCAGGCATAGAAGACGGCGCTCTATGGTGGGTACACGCGGGTATGACCGAAACGGTCATAGACACGGCACCCGAGTTCCTTCTGCACTACATGCCCCACATGGAGCATATGCCATCGGACGCCGGGGTAATCGTATGGGACGGCGGGACAGACCAGGTAGCCCCGTGGGGTGACGCGCCCGCCAGCATCAGTGACGCATCGCCGTTCATGGTATCCACCCCCGCGACCATCCAAATTGTGGGTGCCGCATGGGTGCGTGAAGACCTCTACATGCTGCTAGGCACCTCACGCGGGCGCATATGGCGCGAAGTGGAGGGTAACACGGGCCTGTACGCCCGGCTATCCCGCCTGCTAGTCACCACCTGGACGGTAGCGCGTGAACCATCAATCGGTGAGATACGCCCGTACCGGCCCCGCACCCAAGAGGCCGTACCGGCCGGGGCGGCGCGCGACACCCGCGCTATCAACGCCGTGTACGTGCGTGAACGCCCCCACGGAGGCGGGGCGGGAAGTAGATCACGGCGCGGCATGGGCCACCGTGTAGAAGTGCGCGGGTACTGGCGAATGCAGCACTACGGGCCGGGCAACCAGCGTATACGCCCCGTATACGTTGCGGCGCACATGCGCGGCCCGGACAGCGCCCCGGTAGAAGAACCCCGCCCATCGGTACACATCGTAAAAGAATAATACCCAGCCCCATAGGGCACAGGAACAACAGCAAAGGAAACGAAAATGTGGGAATCACCCATTAGGCAGCTACCCATAAAGCTAGAGAAAGAAGAAGTCGGTGAAGACACTTACATGTACGGGCGCGTCGATAAATCGCAGCTCACAGCGCAAGAGCTGCGTGAACACGCTGCATACGTTGAAGGCATGAATCAGGACGCCATCAGCCTATACGTGAACATCACCGGGCTATCCGATGAAGAAGCCACGCAGAAATACCTTGAAGCGCTAACCCAGGTGAGGGCCGAGCGATCAAACCGCGAAGGGTGGGGCGAATGAGCACGCCCATTGCGTACACCCCCGCGCACAGCATCACGCCCCTAATCGCGGCGCTACCCACCCCAGAAACACTACCCGCCCAGACAAACAGTATGACCGAATGGGTGCTAACCCACCATACGGCATAAAAAGAGAGCGGCCCCGCCCACCCCCACAAAACAGGGGACGGGCGGGGCCACAATCACACTACCGGCTAGGCGCTCTGATCGGCGTGCTTCGGCGCGTAAGTCTCACGCGGAATCTCAAAATCATTCACCGGGGAAGCCGGGTAAGTAGTCTCACCAGCCGCAGAATCCTTAGGGTCTACACCGGTCACCCCACGGGCGGCCGCCTCCATCAACCCCTCAAAGGTAGGCTTCTCACCACGGATCAAAAACCCGCCGATGATAGTACCCACCGTAGAAATCAGGATAAACACCGCATTCGACACATCAGCAGGCAGCTCAACACCGTAGCGGCTAAGAATGTAGCCGGTAATAACGGTGAGGCTACCGGCGACGGCGGTACCTACACCCGCAGCAGCAGTGACGGGGCCAACTTTACGCTTTGCATCCATAATATTTTTACTCTCCTACCTTGTTGCTAGTCTGGGCTGCGATAAGCTGCTTCAGCAGCGCGTTAGTCTCACGCTGCGCCTCCAAATTCTCACGGAGCAGCTTATATGCGGAACCCTCAAACTTGACGTTCGGGATGCCCGGCGTCCAGGTGTCCTTCAGCTCCTGAGTCTGGCGGCTCACGTTCTGCAGCGCCATCCAGTTAGCGCCGTGATGGCGCACATGCTCAATGCCGGGTGCCCAGCTGTCCCGCAGCTCGCTAATAGCGTCAGCCATGCTCTTATCGTCCTTTCCCTTGGGTTGGGTCGCCTTCTCAGCAACCTTAGTGATAGCGGTCTTACCTTTTTTCGCCTCGTAGATTTGCAGGGCGCGGGCCGCAACCTCTCCCTTACGGTAGGTGCCGCAGCACTCCGTTGCGAACCAGTCCCGATGCTCTGTGACGGGCAGGATTTGCCCGTGCATGATCCAGATGTCGGCGACTCGCTCACACACGGTCTCGAAGTCGCCAGCAGACATGCGTGGGTTGCATTCCAGGGTGATTGACTGCGCGTTGCCTTTGGCGTTGCCGTTCGCCCACGCGGCGTTTGAGTGGTCTACGAGGCACGCCACAACGCCATCTGAGATGACCTCGTGCGCGCTAGTCTGCGTGCTGTTTAGCTCGCAGAAGAAGCGCACGACGCTCTCGAATGTCTGCTGCCATTCTGGGCGGCCCCACCAGTGCAGGGTGATGTTGGTTATGATGCGCGGGAATCCGAATGCGGATGTGACTAGCGCGTTTGGTGTGAAACGCAGTGCGTTGTACTGCGTTAGGAATTTGTAGGCCATAGCCCCCACCTCCTTTTGTGTGATAGTTCACTTGGTTTTATTGGTGTCTTGGCTTGTATCCAAACTATACAAGGCGTATAGTATTAGATATAGGGAACGAAAGGAAAACCAAAATGGAAATCACCAACCGCCAAGGCACCTACTACGAAGAAACCGAAATCATGAACATCTTCGAAGCCCACGAAAACGGCCAACTAATCGGCGAAATGTACCTAGACATCAACACCGGACAAATCATGCAAATAGAGGTAAACGAAAACCGACGCGGCGAAGGAATCGCCCGCGCAATCTACGAACACGCATGCAGCATCACCGACGTATACCATGCACCCGATGAACACTGCACCCGCGAAGGACTAGCATTCAAAAACGCGGTAGGCGGCGAAGAAATCGACCCCGAAACCGCATACCAGCCCTAACCCTGGCGCGCCTCCAAAGACCGCACCCGAGCATCCACGGCGTCAGCCAGCTCACGCGCATGCCGTATATCACCACGGATGCCGCCAATATCCTTGCGCATATCAGCATGTTCAGACAGGCCAAGGTTCAACATGGCCGCCGTCTTCTCCTGCTCCTTGCGAATCTCCGCAAGCTGCGTGATAACATCGGCAATACCCTTAGCGGTCGCCGCCTGGTTCCGGTCAATATCATCACGCAGATTCGTCTGATGATGGTTCTTCACCTGGTGCTCAACACGGTGCAGCCCCGCCCGCACATCCTTAAGCTTCACGGCAGCCCATGACACGAAAGCGGCCGCCGAAAGAGTGGCAGCCGCCTTGAGAACGTCCATGAGCGCAACCCAGAAATCGGGTGGAATGTTAGTGCCCATCATCACCCCTCATACGCTGTCCCTGGGATCACTGCTGCCCATCCTTGGCAGGCTCAGGCTCCACATCACTATGCACGACGTGGTAACCGCGATCAGCAGCAGTATCAGACACGGGCGGAGCCGTATTACCTGGCTTAGCTTCCACGAGCCAGAAAGGCCCCTCATATTTACTCATTATTTCTCCTCAAAAAATCCGACAATGTTCAGGATGTAGCGCCCTGGGGTGCTTATCCTGTCAGTCTGTACCTGACGGCTACCTTTTTCTATCCAAATGCCGCCGCCGCCTGGTGTTACTGACTGCATCTCAACCAGAGATGATGCCACCGGCCCCGTGTCAGGGATGGAGAACAGGGATCCGCTCGGAATTTTCCCGGCCTGTATTGTGAAATCCAAATGCACTATCCCTAGCCCCGTATTTGGGTCAAACTCTAGGAAATGACGCAATAGTGCATTATTGCCATTGCCGTTCACGTTTGTCGTGTCCCTTGCCTCCCACGTCAGACCGTACCGCTTACGAGGCTTCATCACAGCCCCGCCACCGCCGCCGCCTTGCGGGCGTGCTTCCAGGGCCTCTACCCGGCGGGCAAGCGCATCAGCCCTAGAAACAAGAGAAGATAAATCAGTAGAAGGCAAGGTTACCGTACCCCCATCAGGTGAGAGCGTAAGCTCACTCCCGGCGATAGAAAGCTTCTGCGGCACCCCTACCCCGTCCGCGCCCTTCGGCCCAGGGTCGCCTTTCGGCCCCTGCAACCCAGCGCCAGCCTTACGGGTAGTGAAAAACACCGTATCCACCTGGATATAGACGTTATCGCCCTGCGGGGATCGCCACCGCACCGGCCCAGTCTCAGACCCGGCCGGGCCTGCAACATCCTTAGCTGCACACCCGGTGATCGTGAGGCCCCTAAACCAGGTTTCAACATAGAAAGCCCAGCGGGCGCCGGTGCCGCGCCCCCCAACCTTCTGCGAAATGCAGCCGGTGATAATAGTGCCATCGGCCCCGCCGTTCGCAATATAGAAATCGGCGGCGTCACCCTCACGAGCAGACCCGTGAACCGTGTCACGGTAAGAGGAAGATTCGGCGCGGCAATTCGTGAGCTGATTCTGCCCCCAATAAACAAGGAACCCGTGCCCACCGTTCTCCTGCGCCAAACAGCCCGTGAAGATACATTTAGTTCCCTTGATGAACCATCCCGAGCCGTCTTTCTGCGCGGCCCGGTTCTCACCCTGCGGCGCGCCAGCAGTAATATCAGTGCCATCAGCCGAAGCCACAGGCAGGGCGTATATCTGCTGCCACGAAGCGGCGCGGTGCGTAAACCACACACGGGAATGAACGAAAGTGCACTGAGACGTATACACCTCAACACCGGCGTAACCACCCTGTGACTGATTCGCACCGCCGACATTCAGCCCGAAGAACTGGTTATCGGCGCCGCCGTTCCCGCCCGCAACCTTCGCCACCAGCTCGGGGTGCCCATCAGGTTTACCGACAATTAGCCCGGCCTGCAGCGTGTTCCTAATTTTGAGGTTCCATACGTCCATGGCCTGGTCGTCGCGGCCAAGGATAGCGGCGCCCGTCTCCATGTCCCAGACCTTCACGTTATTCATGGTCGGTGCGGCGTCCGGCTCCGCAGGGGAATCCCCAAGGTCGGTGTTTAGTAGCACGCCGCACAGGTTTGCGATGGCGGGCTGGTGGTTACGGCCTGTCCGGTGGGCGCGAATCCAAACGCTAGACACACCGAAATGAATAAGGTCGGGGTCTAGGGCGCGCTCATTCCATGTTCCGGTGTGGAAAACTCCGGTCTTCTCAGTGATAGGCGTGCCGTCTGATGCTAGGATTTGGGTGCCGTCACCATCGCCGATAACCTGCACAAACCCCTTGAGCTTGATGAACGGGTAGCTGACGACATATTTACCGGCTGGGATGCGTACAGCCCCCCCACCAGCAGCATACACAGCATCAATAGCCGCCTGGATCGCCGCAGTAGCATCAGCCTTACCCGTAGGGTCTGCACCATAGGGGGCGTCAATCACGCTCACACTGTAACCCGATTGAGTGGGTGCCGCCTGCTTCGGAGCAGCCTCAAGAGCCTCAAGACGCCGCAGAATCTTTGAATCATCAAACGCCCCACCATCACGGCCCGGCACACCCGGTGTACCAGGCGGGCCGGGAGGCCCCGGGTCTCCCTGCGGCCCAGGCAAACCACGCTCACCCTGCACACCCGGCGGCCCCACCTCACCACGCGGCCCACGCACAGACCACCCAGACGGCGAACCCGGATCAGGTACCGGAGCCTGCTCAGCAAGATTCAGCACCGCACCCGCTGTAGGGTGGATAAACCCGCACGGGTACGGGGCCGGGCGGCCCTCACCATCACGCAAATGCGTAGTAACCTTGTACCCGAAACGCTCCGGCGACACACCAGGAGACGGGGCGACAAGCCGCACACCAGCAGTAGTTGCGTCAGGCGAATCATACAGAACCCCGCCCACCACGTACCCGGTGCGGGCCGCCTGCGTAAACACCGCGTCACCACTAAAAGCGTGCGCGGTAGGCGTGAACTCAACACGCCCAGACACAGGAACCGGGGCACCCCCCCGCTCCTGCATCGTCAAAAAATTAGCTGTCACCGTACAGTACTCAGCCATACAAATTCTCCTACTCTAACTGCATGTAAGTGCGCACCGTAAGCTCGGTGCGATCCTCCCCCGGGCGGTGCTCAACACCCAGGACGAGACAATAAACGCGGGTACTAAGACCCGGCACCTCCCACCGGTATACATCGCCTACACGGTAGCCCGGGTCAAAATTCACGTTGATAGAGTCCGAATACACGGCCTTAGAATCTGATAGCCACGCGGCCACATCCTTAGCAAGCTCAAGCGCACGTTCGCGGCTGCCCGCCCAAATACCGGCGTCTATCTCAAGCTCCGGTGCCTCACGCAGCGGCCCGAGAACAACCGCGTCACCATCATCTTTAGCTTTCGCCTTCGCGCCGCCGCGTATGATAGGCATTTTTTCGCCCCACATGTCTTCATAGGTGCCTGGCATGGTGCGGTTATTCACGGGGAACTGCATTGTGGATCGGGAGGATTCTCCACCGTTCCCGAACACTGCTTTGTTGTCAATCGTGAGCTTCCACCGCCACCGGCCCAAACCTTCAAGTTTTGGTGCGGCAACATAACCCGTGTAACCGTTCTGTCCGATGGCGAAGTAGCAGGAGCCGTAATAGATTTTCTCTATCTCACGTTTCCACCCGTTCCCGTGCTGGGATATGGGTGTGTTGAAGAAATTATGCAGGTTCCACATAATGTCGTCGTCAAGCTCGAACCAGTCTTCATTCTCGTCTGGGCCGATAAACTCTTCAACAGTCTCATTGCCTAGGATGGACTGCCCGGTGCCCTGCCAGAGTGTGGCGCGGTGAATCTTACCAATATCGCCCATGTTGGAAATCCATGTGATTTTGCTTTTCACCCGCACCGCAGACCCGGAGCGTAGAATGTCCTGCCGTAGCGTGTAGCCCACCACATCATCGGCGGAGATAACGCCCTTCTCAGTGGCTTCACGCAGCATTGTTCCATGTTTGAAATGGAACTCGCCCGTAGAGTCAAGCCACATTGCGCAGTGAATCAGCTCACCCAGCTCTTCAAGGAACTCTGAGGCTTTGCGGCCACGCACAGACGGCACCCAATAAGGATTATTCAGATAGTCGGGGATGCGCACATGCGCCTGCTTCCTACCCGATAGTGGCAGCGGCTCCATAGCCACCAACACATCGGATATTTCACACCCTAGCTCGGCGATAATCTCACAATTACCGACCTCACTATTCGGCCCCCACCACCTTTCATGTACGCCGCTAGGGCCGGGCGTACCCTCAACCCCTAGCCGCGTCTCCCAGCGGCCGTTCACATGCATCAGGAACTCCACGACGCCATCTTTAGGCACCAGAAAATCCCCATACTGCGGATTATTCCCGGGGTGCACAGACAGCCTCTTATTCCCCTCAAGGGTGATAGCGACCTTCTTACCGCCCACCGTAAGCTTGAGCGTGAATTTACCGGTGTGCCCAGCACCCACACGGAACCTAACCATGACCGGCTGCGTCCCCCGCAGGTTCCGGTTCTCAGCCAGGTTCTCGTACACGCCCCAACCCTTGAACAGGTAGCATTCGCCGCTATCATGGAAAACGAAAGTGGGGATAATGTCATACGTCTCTTCAACCGGCCCAGCTTTCACGCACGCACCCTTATACCGCTCCCATGCCGTCCACATAGTGCCCTGCAGAGGGGCGTGCATCACCACCCGCTTATCGACACCAAGAGGAACCTTCGACGCCGGGGACACCGCGAACCCGCACTGATCCAGCACATCCCACACCACGTAATTAATCGAGCAGCCGGGGGTGAAAGTCTTAAAATCACTGTTCTTACGGCCTGGCATGTGCCGCAGCAGCGGCATAACCTCAACACCCTTACCGAACTTATCCCAGTCATCCACAATATGGGTGACAAGCTGGTTACCGTCCTGCACCTCGTTATAATCCACGCGGCCCGTGAAAACCCGCACCCACTTATTAGGGCCGGGTATATCCGACGGGGATAGGGACATGTCAATTTCGATGCGCTCACCGATTTTCGGGACACGCAGCCCACCAGAAAACCCCGTCCAAAGGTTCGGTGTCGCATCAGTCATCTGCCACGTGATAGTTCCCGTAGACTGATTGAACCCGGAGGTGATAGCTAGACGGCCGGGCAGGTCACCAGACATCGCGGAAGAAATCTCCACCTGGTGCATGCCTTCATCAGAGCCGCCAACATAGACGCGGGCGTAGATTATGCGCACACCCTTTTGCCGCACATACGACTTGCTGGCCTGCATCCCCCAAATCGGGGTAGGCCCCGGATTCTCAGCACCCATTAGCTACCATTCCCCGTTTCCTTGATCGTGCACGTAATCTCCGAGATATTCTTGCTGCCGCCCCGGTAGAGCGGCTTCACCTCGTAATCATCCACGATGCCGCCCATTAGCGTTTCGCCTACCGTCCAGGGCTTCTTTTCGCGCCCTAGCACCATTGATGCGCAGGTGCCGGTCCCGCTCAACTGTACGCCGTAGAGGGTGCATGCTTGGGGGACGAGCACGTATGCCTCCCTGCGGTGCACGCCCGCGCCCTTGCCCGGCCCTTCCACGGTGGTTACCCCGAATTGGCCTGCCCGGCCGCCGCCCCACCAGATACGCAGGTATGAGTCATCCTCTAGCACGCATGAAATGTTCACCACCTCACCGCCCCACGGAAACGGAATGTCCTGCCTAACAAACGTCGGGGTTGTCACCGATGTTCCGCCAGGCCATATGATGCCGTGCCCACCCGAATCAACCATCATGGGAGAATAAACGGCCCCGTAAACGTCCAGCAGTAGTGAGGTGCGGGGCGGCATGACGTTGATATGCTCGGCCCCGGCCGGTATGACCGTGAGCGGGGTAGCGGGGCCAACCAACGAACCGCCGAGCATGGACAGGTTCAGCAGCCCCTCAATCATCCCCAGCTGCTCACCCTCAGCCCGCCAGGTGCAGCGCATCTCACGCATACTGCGGGGAGGCCCGTAGAAGGAGGTTCGGCGCACACCCGTGAGCGGGTCTGTGTCGATCCGGTTCACCAGTGTTCGGGTGGTTGTCACCTCTGAGTAGCCCTTCACGGGCACCATTGTTGCGGGCCGCCCTATCCACATCCTAGACATGCGCCGCCCCTCCTTCCTGTTCTTTTTCCTCTTATCTTTACCGGCGTGCGCGGGTACGCGACTCAGCCATAACGCCATAGAACTTAGTACCCGAAATTTCCACTACCGGCTTCCACCCACTCAACGCCGCCGCTATCTGCTCCCCAATCCGCAGGTTAGCGTCGGGTGCGGGCGCGAACCCCACCGGTGCGGGCGAACCACCAAAGGCGAAGCCGCGCACCGAACGCGGGTTACCCCCAGCGTTCAGGAACTCAAGCAGCGGCCGGTTACGCCGCGTAGCCCTCTCGTTCATAATGAACTCACCAGAACGCACACGGATAGGCTCGCCTGTATCCTCAACCACAGCCCGCCGGTTATCAACATGCGGGGCCGCAGGGGGGCGGCCGCTAATCAGCCCGCCGGAGGCAAAGCCGCGCATCGTGTCACCCACATGCCCGCCGGAGGCAAACCCGAAAAACTTCTTACGGTAGGTCTCGATCTTGTGAGTGATATTCTCGGTAATGTTCCTGATCCGCAGTGTTGTTTCGCGGACAGTAGGGATTGAAAACACCCAGTCGATAGCGCGGCGAACACTGCCTACGAACCCGCCGAGGCCGACGACGTTCAGCTCAGTGTTGTGCCTATCGGGTACTTTCCCTACGGAGTCTGACGCCTGCGATGCGGCACGGTTCACATTCGATGCGTCACCCCGCATGTCGGTGTTATGCGACTTCGGGAGGTTCCGCACAGACTCGGCGGTTATCGCCGCAGCAGAATCAAAATTACCCGTGGTAGCGGTCATATCGGTGTTGTGCGACCCGGGGACCGCATTCACCGTGTCACTCACGCCCTGGATAGCTGAGGACGCATCAAACGTGCCCGTCGCATCAATCTCAATCTCTTTACTGCCGGGCATAGATTCAAGCCATTTAGCAACCTCACTGAACCCGCTAGTAGTCTCCTCGATACCCTGCGCCTGCACGTTCACGTTCTTCTGCCCAGGAATATTGCCCAGGGCGTCACGCAGCTGTGTTGCCTTACCTGTAGCCTGGTCGAAACCGATAGTGCCGCCCGCGACGTGCACTTGGTTAGGGATGCCGTTCACCTCTTTAGCGGTGCGGTTCGCCACAGCCCGGGCGTTATCATCCATGAACGTGCTGATACTAATGTTCTTGTCTTGCAGGCCGAACGCGGCACGCGCCAAGTCCTCAACCTGCTCAGACGACAACCCCGCCTGGTACCCATATTTTCGAATCGTTTGGTACCCTCGCTCATAAATCGCACGAATCTCTTCCTGCGATTTACCAGCGTTAGACGCGGCAACGGCAACCTTGTTCGTTTCGTTAGCGACAGACCCGAAAAGCTTGTTCAGCTCACGGCCGCTCTTTGAAGCGTTATCGAAACCGTAACCAAGATCATAGGAAGCGGTCTTACCCTTCTTGAAAGCCTCCGCCAGCTTCTCAAGCGACTCATAGTATGAACCCATCGAATCGTTGTAGGATCGGAAGCCCTTGCCGAGGTAATCGAATGCCTTAGCAAAATCAGATAGCAGGGACTCAACCTTTTCTACCACTTCGCCGTTCTCGTCCAGCTTCTTAGTGTTCTCACCGATAGCGTCCGTGGCTTCACTGGTAGCGGCCGTTCCCTCCTTGATTTTCTTGTTCAGCTCTTCCTGGGATGCCCCGGCCTTTTGCAGCTTCTCGGGCAGCTGACCCTTCATCGCCTGGAATTTCTCTTCATCGGTGAGCGCCACCCCAAGCTTGTTCGCGTAATCAGTGACGGCCTGCCCAAGCTTCGGGAAAAGCTCGGTTATCTTGCTGACGCTCACACCCGAATGCTCCGCCTCGTCCGCTATCTGCTTGAAGAGCGCGGTAGCGCGCTGCGGATTCTCACCGTACATCTTCGCCAACGCCTCGTCCACCTGCAGCACACTATCCTTGAGCAGATCGAATGAACCTTTGGAGCCGACGAGGTTGTTAACCATGCCGTTAAACCCGTCGAACGCGGTCTGGTTACTGAGGCGTTTCAGTGCGTCGTTGATGCCATTGATGCCCTCTTCGGTGCCGTGCATGGCCCACCTGCCGCGCCCGTTCGTGAACTCCGCGTTTTTGAAAATGTCGTTGATGCGGTTCATCTCACCGCCGCTCTCAGATAGGGCGTTAGTCATTTTCTCCACGCCCGGTGTCTGCGCGTTAAGGTTCTTGAAAGGTGTAGCTATCGCCTCAGCACCAGCTACAGCTAGGGAGAGGTAGCCGAATCCACGGGCCAGCTTCCCTACCACACCGGAGAATTTACCACCGCTTGCGGATCCCGCCTCCATCTGGGCGTTAGATGCGGCTACACCGGCTGAGGCGCTGCGCCCGGCTAACCCTAGCTCAACTAGCGCCGTGCGTGTAGCGTGCACCATAGTAACGAACTTCGCGGCACCAGCCACAGCCAGCAGCAGCGCACCAGTGATACCCCCAATGGTGAGAACCGTTGTGAGCGTACCCGAATCGACACGCGAAAGACCATCAACGAGCTTATCCAGCCATTGCACGGCCGGGCGCAGCGCGTCAGCCACACCAGAACCGGACTTGATGAAAAGCGTCTCGATAGACCCGCCCAGCTTCTCAAGGTCTCCCTTAAGGTTGTTCTGCGCGATAGCCGCAGTCTCAGCCGCGTAACCAGAATCATTGACCTTATCAATCCACCCCTGGATACCGTCTTGCCCCTGCTCATAGAGCACGGCGGCGGCACGCACAGCGTCAGAACCGAAAATCTGCGCCAGCGTAGCGTCACGCTGCTCAGCCGTCATGCCCTTCAACGCGGCTTTCAGCTCGCCCGCGAACACCGATAGCTTCTTGACCTTACCCTGGTTATCGTACAAGCTCAGGCCCAGCTCGCCCATCGTCTCCGCCGTCTCCTTGGACGGGTTTTGAAGCTTCTGCAGCATGACCTTGAACGATGTGCCCGCGTCAGAGCCGATAAGGCCCGCCGATGCGAACGCCGCCAGCGCACCAACAGTTTCTTCGATGCTGAACCCTGTCTGTGCTGCCACCAAGCCGGACTGCTTGAGCGCGTAACCAAGATCGCCGACGCTGCCCTGGGCTTTACCTGCACCGGCCGCAAGCAAATCCGCTACGTGCCCCAGGTCGCTACCCTTAAGCTTGAACTGCGTGAGGGCGGTAGCCGCCAGTTCGGCGGCGTCACCGACACGAAGCTCACCAGCCGCTGCAAGGGACAGGGCACCGTCCAGGCCGCCGTTCAGGATGTCCGATGTTTCCACACCGGCCTTAGCAAGCTCCGTGATGCCGTTGGCCGCCTCCGTGCCGGAATATTTGGTGTCGGCACCCGCCTTGATCGCGGCCTCACGGAGCAGGTTCATGTTCGAGGCCGTCTCGTGTGTCGCGGCCTGCACGCCGGACATTGCCGCATCAAAATCTGCGAAAGCCTTCACCGGTAGAGCAAACGCGGCTAGCAGCCCGGCCCCGGCGATAGCGCTACCCGAGGCGAGCTTATCCATTGCATCACGGTTACCCAGGATAGAGCGGGTGAGTGACTGCGAAGAGTCTGTTGCCTGGCGGCTGTTTTCCCGCATCTGCGCATACGTATTCTTAGCGGCGGTGGCGTAGGTCTGCACCGATGATGCGGTGGCGGCGGCCCCAGCCCGCGCATTCACCGCCATCTCCGAATAAACCAACTTGTTTACAGGGCCAATGCTCAGGATGTGGTCGCGGGCGCTCACAGCCGCCGACTTGAAAGACGCACCGACGGACGACGCCAAACCACTGTATGCGTTCTGTGAGTTGAGGGAGGCCCGCTCCATAGCCGTGGTGATGCCGCCCGCGTAATCAATAGCGGCCCTAGCTGCTTCACGCCGAGCCGCTTTCTCCGCCCGCGTCATACCGGAGAACACACCATAGGACTGTGCCGCCGTGTCACGATACGCCTGCACTACCTGCGCCCCGGACTGTCGGGCCTGCGCCGCACGGTTAGCGAACAGGGCTGCGTTAGCTGCCTGCCCAGCCCGTGACGTTTCGGCGATAGCCCGCACCGTCCCCTGCTGCGCGGCCCGTATGCTGGTGGCGCTAGTGAGCGCCGCTGCTGCCGCTACCGCCGCTGTGGATCGTATAGCGGCCTGCGATTCTGCGGCTGCGGTGCGTGCTGATTTTGCTGACTGCTGCCCGGTGAGTCCGCTTGTCTGCTGCGCGGCGCGGCGTGAGGCTGCTACGGCTGCTACGGCTGCGGCTTCGTGGGCGCGCACTGTCTGCGTGGCAGCGTCGCGGGCTGAGCGGGTGACGGTGCGCATACCCTGCTGCATCCCGTCACCAGCATGCTTACCAGCGGCGGCGGCGGCTAGGCCGATACCGGATAGCGATTTAGAGGCGTCGCGTGAAGCGGCGGCGGCCCCTGCTGATACGGCGGTGAATGCGCCGCCCCCGGCGCGGGCGTGCCCTGCCGCTACCACGGCGGCCTGCACCTCTGCTGAGGCTGCGCGTGATGATGCTACGGCGGCCCGCTGGTCTGCCGCTAGCCGCCGCCAGGGTGCGCCGAGGTCACCGGTGCCGCCGCGCACGTTCGCGGCCCGCTGCGCCTGCGCCCCCGCCCCCTTCGCTATTTCGCCCATGCGTTTCATGGCGTTAGCTGCTTCGGATGCTGAGCGGCGTGAGGTGGTGCCGATGCCGCGCAGTGCTTTTTCGGAGGTGGTGGCGGTTTTGCGGGCTTCGGTGCCGATGCCGCGCATGGATTTAGCGGCGGCGGCCCCGGCTTGGCGCGTGGATTTTTCGGTGTTTCTGAATGATTTTTCGGTGTTCTTGGCGGCGTCTTTCGCTATTTTACCGGCCTGCCGCATACCCTCAGTGAATTGCTTCACATCAGCACGTAGGCGCACCGTAACCTTCTGCTCAGCAGCCATAACAACATCTCCAAATCATCTAAACAACATCGTCAGGTACAAACGCGGGATCATCCCGCAAATCCTCAAGCACCGGGTACATAACCCGCCCCGGCTCCGGCCGGAAATTCTTCCCACCAGTCACACGATCCACCGCAGCCTTCGCAAAGCAAGTCTCCTGCTCCACCTCGAACCAGCCGGATAACTTAGGATTACGGCAAATACTGGTGTGCCGCCCGCACTCCTTACAAAGCTCACGCTCATACAAGGCTAGACCCATCACGGCGATGCGGTCGGCGTCAGTCCACGGCCCCGTACCACCAAGAAGGATATGCGGGGCTACACCCCAATCACGGGCGGCCTGCAACGCCAGCAGGCCACCCGCGTGTTCCTCACAAACCAGGCAGTCAGCTACGAAACCGGGGCGACACCTCGAAGCCTACGGCGGCGTTAGCGGCCTCAACGTATGCGCCGATTACCCGCACGAACTGCCCGCCGATAGTCTCGTGCACGCCCTCCCATTCGGTGGGGGTGAGCCGGTGCCCTTCCAGGGTCGCCGCCTCCGCTAGGATGCGGTACCAGAGCCGCACATCATCATTCTTAATGCCCTCGTCGGTGCCGCCGTCGGCCTTGTACTCTTCGCGGATGCGTTCGCTTTCGGTGTCCACCAGCCCGTAAACCACCACCTCGGCGGTCTGCACGGTGCCTAACAGGTGCTCTAGTTCGTCCTGCGCCTCAGTGAGCTTGTCCGCGTTGCTCACCTCACCCAGAGCCTCGGTACCGGCCGGGGCCGCACCCTCCGGCCCGGACAGCCGCTTAATGGTTGCCTCTAGCTCGGCGATGCGCTCAGCATCGTTAGCGTCCAGCGCCAGCAGGGCGGTGCGGGTGAGACGGTGCTCAGTGCCGCCGGTAATCCAGTCGGTCAGGTTGAAACCAGCAGGGGCCGGGGCGGTAGTGGTGGCGGTCTTCTTCTTGGTAGCCATAGTATGAATCCTTATCGTGTGTGTTTCGCGTGTGATTAAAGTGCCCTCAGCCGGGCCGGGGCACACACTAAACCCGGCCCGGCTAAGGGGTATGAGCCGCGCTCACCGCCTATGGTGGAGCGCGGGGAAGCCACCGCACGGGTGGCAGGACTATTAGGCCGCCTTAGCCGCGATGAACGACCAACCGTTATTCACAGCCAAATCGACTTCGGCGCGAATGTACCCCTCCGAGCCATTCTCACCCTCCGGGTAGCGGGGGGTATCGGTCACGGCTTGATACACGCTAATCTCGTCGTCGGCCTCAAACGGCGCATCATAGGGCTTGGCGGAGACGCGGACGACAACGAAAATATCGGTGCCCTTAGTCTTGAGCATCTGAAAAATCTCGTCGCCCTGCGGATCGGCCTGCCCCGGCTTCGTCTTGTTGAACCAGCGGAAAGGTACGAGCTTACCCTCAAAGTTGGCCTTGCCGAACGTCTTTGCGTTGGAGTCTTCGCAGAGGGCGGCCATGCCGTCGATAGTCTCGGATGCGGCCGCACCAACGTGCGTGCCGTCCTTCAGCAGGCGGCACGATGCGTCCTTGCCCGCGTTCAGCTCGGTGATGGTCGGCGCCGCCGGGTTTTTGATGCCACCGGCGGGAATGAGCACAAGCTTTGTTTTAGCACCTGCAAGGGTGCGGCCCGGGGGGACTGCCATTAGTTCTTACCTCCATTGTTGGCCGCCTTGTTGGCGGGGTCTATTTCTGTCACCGGCTGCACGCGCCCCTCAGTTGAGGGCAGGTCGCGGTACAGACCCGGGAATAATTTCAGGTAGTGCTCGGGTACCTCCACGATTAGCCCGGTTACACTGTGGGCTACACGCACGAATCCGTCCATGCTGCTTTCACCTTTCGTTTATTGTGTTGTGAGACGCCACACCAGGGGGACGTATGCCCGGGCGGGTGGTGTCGTTGTGTCAAATTCTGGGTACGCGGTCTGCTGCTGCGGCTCGTCCGGCCTCACCTCATGCCCGCCTACAGCGTGCCCGGTGAGGCGGCGGCGCACCTCTTCGGATAGGTGCATGACCGTGTTCACATCTGCCCCTACTAGGGTTGTTTGGATGGTGAGGGTCTGTGAATCGCGGTCGGCGCACCCGGCGACGCTCCGCATCGCGTCAATCCCCGTAGGCTGCGAGACCCATAGGAGGATGTAGGGTTTTGGGGTGCGGCCGTCACGGTAGAGCGGCACATCGGCGGGGATAGTACCCGTGTACACTGCGGTGTTCTGGATGCCGTCTAGGGCGGCGGTGAGGGCCTGTATTATCTCTGTGATTCGCATCAGAAGATTTTCCCCCCTACCTCCAATAGCGCCTTCTCCACAGACGGTATGACCGCATCAGTGGCGGGCCGCATGTACGGGCGGGGGCGCATGTGCACGGTGCCGTACTCGACGAAGCCCGCGTATGCTGCCCCGGCGGTGATAGTGTACTCGTCCGCGCTTACCCGGCGGGGTTTGATGGATGCCCGCAGGTGCCCGGTGCGGATGGGTGCTATCACGGCCGCCTGGGCCGCAATGTCCCCCGCACCCTTGGCTAGTACCTGTTCGGTGCGGGGGCGTATGGCCGCTAGTTTCGCACTGATGGCGGCTAGCTCGGTAATGTCGATGCTTTTAGTCACCGCGCCCTCCCGTTTTCTTGTAGGGGGTCTGTGCATACCAGGTCGCGGCATGGCAGCTCCGATCCGTACAGGATTTGCCGTACTGTTAGTTCGCGGCCTACCGTGCCCGGGTCGTCGCTTCCTGTGATGCGCACTACCCAGCCGACGCGGGGCCGCTCAACCCGCAGCGGGATACTCACCCGGTACTCGCGGCGGGCCGCGTCAAGCTGCCCCGTAGCATCCTGCGTGTTACCCGATAGGTTTAGCTCTTGCACGCGGCAGGGGATGCCCTCATACTCTATGCGCGGCTCTCCCGGCCCATCCAGCGGGTTATCTTTGTCGGGTGCCCCGGGTGAGTATAGGGCGCACGTGCTGTTCATCGACCCGAGCAGGACGGGGGCCTGCCTAGCACCCCAGCCACGGGGCACGACGCGGCTGTTAGCTAGTACCATCCAAACCCACCCCCATAGGGTGCGGTGGCACGGGGGGATGCGCCCTCACTCATAGCCGAGCCGTGCAGGCCACCCAGCGCCTCCCAGAAAGCGCCACTGCTGCCCGCCCGGTCTTCGTCACGCTGCGCCTCAGCATCCAGCGCGTCAGCCTGCGCCCTCAGCTCAGCCGCAACCGCCGGGCCGTCAACCGATAAATCTTGCTGCGTTATCTTCTTGGATAGCAGCACCTCGCTAGTGGCGATGGTGCGGAGCGCCCGGGCTGCGGCCCGTTTCACGTTCCCGCCGGACAGGTCTAGCAGGTCTTCTACCTGCACGTCGGTGAGGAGGGTGCCCGTGCCGCACCCCGCCTCCCCGTCCTTTGGCAGGTCGGCGATGAGGAGCCGCACCCGGCTAATATCTCTCTCTATCATGGGCGCGGCCCTCCATCCTCTGATTAGGCGCCGGTAGATGCGTACACGGCGGTGTTGTATACGGCGGTTGCGCCTGTCACGTGACGGCCGCGGTAAGTAATTACGTCGCGGTCGAAAGAGCCTGCGGTTGGGTCGATGTCTCCACCGGCGACGTTTCGGCCCGCGTCGTTCTTCACACGAATGTCCGGCTCGGCGTACCCGCGCAGGCTGGCTTTCACCAGGGCGGGGTTGGTGGTTCCCACACCGGGGAGCACGTACCATGTGGTCGCGGCCTTGCTGGACTTGTCTACGGCGGTGAGGCCGTCAAGAACCTTTAGGGTGAACACGCCGCGCAAATAGTTGCTCTCTTCGGTGGTGGTGTCCCCCACGGTGGTTTTGATCCGCTCGGTGTTGAGGATGCGCTGCGCATCAGCCTCAAGGGTCTTGGGGACTACCAGCACGAGGCTACCGGTATCTACCGGTTCACCATCATTATTCAGCCGCTGGGTGATGGACTTGTACGCTTCCCAAAGGTTAGCGATGGTGAGCGGCTTAGCAGCAACAGCGGCCTTGCCCTTGAAGAAACTGGCGCGGGGGCCGGTGCTACCAACGAAAGCCTCGATTACGGCGCGGTCTTCACGCTTGCGTGCGCCCTTCGCCAGGCGGTCGGGGATGCGCGCCAACTGTTCCCATTCCTGGTTGAGCTGCATCTCCCAGGTGAAGGGGAGGGTGATCCCGTACTTCTGCACCTTGATTTCGTGCTTAGTATCACTCAGCGAGGTAGCCTTGTACTCTTCACCCTGCGCCACCAGCTCGTAATCTACCGGGCCGAACAAATCCTTGAGGGTCTTGGGTCGGAAGTCCGCCACCTCGGTAGTGTCCGCGATGCCCTGCCACTGCGGCACGTAGTCACGGTAGGTGTGTAGCATGTCGATTTCTAGGGCCTGCCCCAGGAGCGTAGGGAAGTCGCTCGTAGTCATGGCCTCGCTCAGGCGGGCCTGGGCGGAGGGGGTGCCGGTCATGCCTGCACGGAAAAGGCGTGCGGCCTCAATGATGCGATCACCGCCGGGCACACCGGCCTCAGCGATTTTGTCCGCGTGTAGAAAGTCTTTGCTCATGAGTATTTCTCTCTTCTTGTCGGGGGTGGTTTAGAATGCGCCGAGCGGCTTCACGTGGGCGTCGGCGCCGGGGGCTGCGGAGCCTTCCAGGGCGACACCCCATTTCTTGCCTGCCCCGGTGGTTAGCTTCCCGTCGGTGCCGACGTTCACGCGCTGCCCGGCGTTCACCTTCTCCTTCACGGGGATCAGCCAGGAGCCTACGAGGTCTAGGGTTACGGGGTAGCTGTTCGCTGCGTCGATGATTGCCACACCGGCGTAACCGGCGTCGTTGGTGCCGACTACTACGGGGTCGCCGCTTTTCACGTCGGCGGGGGAGGGTACGCTAATGTGTTCGGCGCGGGGGTAGACGAGGTTTTTAGCCATGATTCTTAGCCTTTCATTGCTTCGATGATGTCGGATTCAGTGACGGTATCCCCACCACCGGCGGGGATGCCGTAGACGCCGGGTGCGCCGTAGGGGGCGCGCGGGTACTCTGCAGCATGGGCGCGGACGCTTTCACGGAACGCCTCTGGGTCTAGGTTCTTGTCCGCAGCCCCGGCCTCTGTGAGGGTTTTCACCGCATGGGGTGCGTTGATGCCGTGGAACTCTTCACGCACAATAGACTCAACGACGGCGCGGCGCGCCTCACTCTCAAGGGCCGCGATGCGCTCACGCAGGGCACGGTTCTCACCAGCCAGCCGCTCAGCCTCAGACACGGCGGACTCACGGGCCGATTCGGCGCACCCGTCATTCTCCACCGGCCCCGGCTCCGGCTCTACTGCTTCGGCTCCTGCCTCGGCGGTGTTTTCGTCGCTGGCGGGTGCCGTTTCACCGGCCACGGCCTCACCGGGGGTGTTGTTTTCCAGGGTGTCGTTGGTGCCTGTGATTTCTTCCACGGGGTTTTGCTGTTCATGGGGTTTGGGCATTTCGCCTTCTTCCTCCTTCTGGTGTTCTAGGATTTGGTCGATTCGTCCCCCGCGTCCTGGGCGGGTTACGAAGTCTACGGAGCGGATGCTGTGGATTGCTTCTACTACGCCGTCGGGGTTGATGCTGGCGGTTCCGTTGATGCTTACGCCGATGATGTGTGCGCGGTCTGCTAGGAATGTTCGGTGTGATTCGAAGATTTCTGCGGTTGCTTCTAGTGCCCCGGTTTCTGGGTTGATGGTGGCGGGGGTTGCTAGTGCTCCGGCTAGTTGGTTGAGGTCGCCTTCGGGCCTTTCCCATTCTTCGGTTTCGGTTTGGTGGTTGATGTACATGTGTGTCCCGGCGGGGAAGAGGTGGGCGGCGCCCGAGATTGTTTCGGGCGGGTAGTATCCGCTTGAGCCTTGGCCGGGGGTGATGATGGTGATTGCGATTTTTGCGCCGGTTAGGTCGCTTGTTGGTTGTCCGCCTGCTGATTCGCGGGTGAGTGTTTTAGGCATTTTTGGCTTTCTGTTTTAGGTCGCGTAGTGGGCGTTGGGTGATGGTTTCGCGCCAGCCCGGGTTTGTTGTTCTTTGGGCTAGGGCGGTGAATGGGATTTGCCCGGTGTTGATTAGGTGGGCGCGTTGCGCGCCTAGTATGTCGGCTTGCGCTTGTGGTGTTAGTGAGCGGTACCATTCTTCGCCGGTTTGTATTTTGGGTGCGGTGTCGGTCTGGTTGATGCCGAGTTGCGCCCAGGGTTTGGTCTTTGGGACGCGGGTGCACCGTCCCCTGTGGTGGTCGTTTGGGCCTGGTTCGGTGGTGGGGTGGGTTGTTCCGTGCATTGCGATGCATGCGGCGCATGTGCGTTTGTCTAGGGCGGCTACCCATACCCAGCCTTCTAGGATGTCGGTGTTGCGGCTCTCCCATTGTTGTGTTGCGTGGCGTTGCGCGTCGTGGGTTTCTGTGCGGGCGATCATGGTTGCGCGGGGTAGTCCGCCTTTGAATGCGTCGCCTACTTGTTTTAGGAGTTGCCGCGCGGTTTCTTCTGGGTTCACCCCTGTTGCGGTGCCGCGTATGAGGGCGTGTTTTAGTTTGGTTTCGATTTCTGCGGGGAGCCGCAGGGTGTGGGTGGTGATGCGCTGTGTTGTACGCTGTACCATCCAGTCGATTTCTTCGGGTGTGATGGTGTTGAGTGTGTGGGAGAGGGCGTAGGTGAGGGGTAGCTGGGTTTTTACCATCCTGGCGTGTGCGTCTAGTGCGCTGTTGATCGCGTCGGGGATGGTGATGTCGGCGGTTATGCCCGCGTACTCGGCCAGTAGCTCTTCTAGTTTTTCGCGGGCGTGCGCTAGGGCTTCGTGGGTGCGGTTTGCTTGGAGGATGCGCCACCCGGGGGCTGCCCCTGTGGTGGGGTCTTGTGCCGCCCGGATGGCGTCGGCGAATGCTGCCTCTAGTGTTTCCCATGCTGCGGCCCATTGTGTGGCTAGCGTTGTCTCGGGGAGGGCTAGCATGCGTTCGGTTTGGTCTTTGAGGCGTTGCGCGGCTTCGGCGGCTGCCATGTGCACGGTCATTCGTCGCTCCGTTCTCCGCGTGTTGCTTGCGCTATGATCGCGTCGGCTAGGTTGGCCCCGGCGGGGATTAACTCTCCTGTGGTGGGGTCTTTCATTCCGGCTATGATTTCGTCGGGGTCGCGTACTCCTAGTGCGCGCAGGGTGATTAGCGCTAGGGTTTCGTAGGGTACTAGCCCTGTCCCGTAGGTTTTGGTTACGGCGTCGATTGTCTCGGCTAGCGTCTGCTCGTTGAGGTCGGGGAAGTGGAACACTAGGGTGCGTTCTACCCCGTCGGGCAGTTTGATGTCCCATTGCCCGGCGGCCTGTTTCACGGTGCCTTTGAGTGGGCCTTGCGGGGCGGCTATGGCGGCGTCGATGACGTGGCCCAAGATAGCCCTGTATGTTTCTTGCCAGAGGTGTTGCCGCGCCATGAGGTCGTTGAGCATTGGCCGGTCTAGGGTTTCGGCTACGGCCCGCGCCCCAGTCTGCCCTGGGTCGCCTAGTAGCATGGTGACGGGTACGCCTAGTGCGGCGGCGACCATTGATGCTAGGGGTTTACCTGATTCTGCGTCGATTGTCGCCCCGGTCTTGGGCATGGCCTCTACTGTGGCGTCTACGGTGCCGATTACCCCGGGTGTGGGGGATAATGCGGCGTGCTGTAGTGCGCGGCGGGCTTCTGAGGCGGCTTTGTTGTTTTTCGCTGTTACCCGGTGGCTGATGCGTGCTAGTGCGCGCATGAGCCGCGCCCAGTCCTCAAGGTAGATTTTGTATGCGCGTGCCCAGGGTAGGGCTGCGAAGATGTCGGGCACGCCCCAGGCCCAGCCGTCGGGTGATCCGTCTGCCTGGTGGTGGATGGGGGTTGTCCAGTCTACGGGGATGCCGCCTATGCTTTGGGGTTGCGCTACGGGCCGCCAACCGAGGGCGGGGTAGTAGGCTTCTTTGCGGACGGTCTGGGTGCTCGTGGCGTCGTAGAGTTTTTCTGTCCAGGAGCGCAAATAGTAGCGTGGCTCTGCGGCGTTTTCTGGGTTGGTGAGTACGCCGGTGATTTCGGTGAGGGGGATGGTGCGGGCGGTTACGGCCCCGCTGGTGGGGTCGGTGCGTAGGGCGATGAATATGTTCCCGTCGGTCGCTTGCGCGTGTTCTAGCCGGTGCTGTGCTTGCATGCCTGTGAGTGCGCGGCGGTTTGCGGGCGCATCCCAAAACGCTTGTATGACGGCGTTCACATCCTGGCTGCTGTTTTCTGCGGTTGCTGTGGCGGTAACGCCCACACCGGCGCCGAAAACGTACCCGGCGCGGACGTGCACGCCACGCTTCACCAGCGGGTCGGACACGGACATTAGCCTGCACACGTCACTATTGCGCTTCACACCGGCTAGGGTGAACTCCTCGCTGCCTATGGTGGTGAGCCGCCGCCACCCGGCGTCGTCCGCCATCATCCCTTCAATCGTGGAGAATGACTCACGCAGCTGCGCGGTGGCGGCCTCTAGCTCACGGGCCGGGCCGTTGAACGCGCCCGTAATGGTCTCGCGCGCCGATTCGATGATGCTTTGCAGGCGGCCCATAGCCACCCCTTTCTTTTAGTAGAATCCGATGCTGTACCCGTCCTCACCCCATTCTTCGGCGTCTTCTATCGTGTCCCCGCCGGTGATGGGGTTGATGCCGAGCTGGTTCACTGCCTGTGTCATGGCGTCCACCGCGTCGTCGTGCTTCCCATTCGGGAAAAGCTTCGCTTCCTCAACCAGCTCTTCAACATTTGGTAGCAGGTGCGGCTCGGGCAGGATGATGTCGCCGGAGTGCGCTAGTGGCGAGACTGCGTTAGCGCGGACGACTTTACCGCCGTCGGGTGTGACTGGGATTATCCCGGCGACTTTCCCGCGCAGGGAGTTGATGACCGCAGGGCCATTAGCTTTGTCCTCAACGAATTTCGCTACGGCCTGCGGCCATTTCGCGGACATTGCCTTGATCGCGTCTAGCGTCTCCATGAATGTAAGCCGCTCACGCCGCATATCCAGCAGGAAGCAGCGGGGACCCCTGCGCAGCCAGACTTGGCCCACCACGTAATCGGATTGGTCGGTGCCCTTAAAAGCCAGATCCCAGGATTGTATGATTTCGTCCTCTGGGCCGATGCCGTGGATTACCCGCTCACCGGTAGGCTGTTCAGCCCAGATGGGGTTGCTGTAGCGCGCCCAGGTGCCGGGGAAGATACCGCCTTCGTCGGGTGATGGCGTGCCCTGGTATAGGGCGGCCCATGATTTCGGCCCGGCCTCGCGTTTGCGTTTCTCCCAGTTCTTTTGTGTGCGGCCGCGTGCGGACACCATGAACTCGCCGGGTTCCCGCCCTAGCGGGTCTTCCTCCCCGGCCTCCGGTTTATGGTCTGCCTGCGCTGGGATGCGTAAGAACTCCCATTCGCCGGGGTTTTCCCGCATGAGCATCCCCGCCAGGTCGTTATCGTGCCACCTGGTGAGGATTAGAATCACGGGGGCGCCGGGGGCGAGACGCGCGGCGGCGGTGCCCGTCCACCAGTTCCATTGATCCTTTTGAATGGTGGGTGAGGAGGCATCTTTGTGCCCGCGCACCGGGTCGTCGATAATCAGCAGGTCGGCCGGTTTACCGGTCATTGCGCCGCCTACGCCCGCGCAGAACACGCTGCCCTCGTGCCCGTCCAGCTTCCAGAACTGTTTTGAGGATGAACCGGGGCGCACACGTATGCCGAGTTTCGCCGCGTTATCGCGGATGTCGTCACGAATAACCCCACCCCACTCCGTGGCTATCTCCTGCTGGTAGGAGGCGATGATTACCCGCGTGTCCGGCCTCTGCGTGAGCACCCACTCAACGAACCGGCGGGAGGCCCGCTGCGATTTACCCTCCTGCGGTGGCATGCTGATGATTAGCCGCGAATCCGGTGTGTTGAACGCCTTCACTAGCTTCTGGTCGATCAGGTCTAGCGCCGGTGTCTGCACTGTCCTTTCGTCTAGTGCGGCCGCCAGCTCCCCGGGCGTGCCGTATGCGGGTTTACCGGATGCGGTGGTGATGGATTCCAACAGCTTTTGCGCCACGTGATCGGGCAGTGAGGCTACAGCCTCCGCCACCAGCTCGGGCGGGTAGGCGGCCACCATTTTCAGGAAGTCCATACACCCCACCCGCCCCGCTTTTTATTGTCCGGTCATTTGCTGCAGCTTCGCTATCAGCATCTCCTGCGCCGTCGTCTCGTCCACCTGATCCTGCTTTCTGGTTATACCGGCCCTATCCAGGACGTTTTCGACGGCGCGGAGCCTGTCGCTTGATTTTTCGGCGCTCACCATTTCGCGGGCGAGCACTTTCAGGGCCGGGTCTACCAGCTCTTGGAGCCGCAGGGCTGCTTTGCGTTTGACCTGCGGCGCGGCACCGCCGTGCATTTTACAGACGGTGCCGCCGGGGATGGGGTAGCGTTTGCATTGGCCCCCGCGCCGGTTACGGGCTTTGCAGCGCCTACGCGGCGGCTTCTCC